CACTTGCAAGCAATGGCGACAGAGTCGTTAGACTTTGTTCTTAATAGGGCCAACCGTCCAACAGGACGATTGGCTCTTGGCTACTAAATAGCCACCTCTCTCCTTACGAGGGAACACTAGCGTTGGCTCATCATGAGTAGGTTGCCCTAACCACAACGCGTACGCTAGGTAAGCACTTCTTGGTCGCTTGTCTCGGTAATTAAACCGGTGGAAGCGAAAGTGCTTGGCCCCATTCTCCCCAACATAAACACGATCAAAATCGATCTTGTAACATTGGGAGAGTCTGTCCAAGTCTACACCTAAGCGTAGTCCTGAATCATCAGGAAAGTACGGAGGAACAACCTTAACCAAGAGGTCGTTCTCCCGAAACAGCGAGAAGAGGTACGTTAACAACTCTTTGTCATACAGATAATTCCGGTGTCCGAATGTACGAATGTACATCCTGATTGTCCGGTTTAATATCGTGTACAACCAAGGAGCTAACGCGCTCTTCTTAGCTGAAGTGGGCGCCTGTAAATACATCGGGCGCACATCAGTTCCGTGGAAGTAATCACCTCCACAGCTCTCTCTAAAGCCTGCCATACTGTCATAAAAGGATTTCTCCTCGTTGACAATAAACCCAACGGATTGCGCTACCTTAATGAATAAGGGCGCGTCCGCAACGGGCAGTATGCAGTCGTCACCGAACACGGACACCATTGCTCTATCTTCTTCCGTTGAAAGAAGTTGATAGGATGATGTCTGCGTTCGTTCCATGACGGCCGCCACTTGCAAGCAATAGAATACGAGAGTCTCCAGCGGAAATGTTCCCGCGTTTCCCATAGTGCTGATCATTTCGAGTTCTACTGATTCTCCATCGATTTCCATCGAGGAGCAGCGGAACAGATCAACATATGAAAACCATCTTGTCGGCAAAAGCCAACGCAATAGTTCTCGACCCACACTGTCAGACGCTGAAGAGAAATCGATTGTGGCACTAGTGCCAGTAATCGAAGCCTCCATCGCCTTGCGTGTGTGGATCAGGGGAAGTCTCCCAACATCGAGTCCGACTTGCCGTAAGCGATCGTACATCACGCGCATAAGCCCCTGCTGAAAAAACATATTCAGCGTAGGCTCTATTGCGATCATACGACGTTTCGTGGCTGTCTTATCGACGGTAGTAGCCCGTGATCCCTTTACTTCCTCGTACCTTGGACCTAATAGGTCTTTACTATTCAGATCCTGAATAGCGTCTTTCAACACTCCGTTGAAGACTAGGTATTCTTCGAAAGTAGAGATTACTTCACTAGTTCCGCTAATCGGAAATGTGAACTTAGCTTCAGGTGATGTGTCTTTAAAAGACACGCCTTGGCTCACTCCTGCTGAATTTCTGCATTTGTGAAAAAGTTCATCGATCATGACCGGACCAAGAATCCAACCCATCAGGGATTGGGCTCTAATGAGCATTCGCTCAACGTCCGTTTTACAACTTTGTATAGAGAGCGGCATACCATCGCGAACTTTCGCGTTGGCAGCTTTCATACGAGTGTTTGTTTTTAAGAAACTCTCATATGCTGCTTTTTCTAACATTGTTGTGTCACTAGCGTTAGGTACATACTTTTTCAAAGTAGCACCGCGCTGGGCCGATTGGAAGAATTGTGAAGCTGCGTTATCACCCATGTACAACTTGTTAAGGGTGTGCAGATCACGATCAAGTTTCTGAGCTACCGCTGTCGCGATAGGATCAGGGTTAAAGAGCGAAGCCTTCTTTAGGCCTTTCCTCTTCCTGTATCTCTTCGTCACCTTTCGGCTCCTCAGAGTTGGGACTTTCCGTCCCTTCCTCAATTGCGTCATTGGAAATCTCCAGTTAGACGTTACCAGGGAAATGCTCACAGGCCGCTACTGCAAAAAGAATCATGCAGATAACGAACCATAGAGCCCAAAGCGAAGCAACACTTCTAGTTGATAATTTTGATAACATCAACTAGCCGTGGAACCTTCACCGAAGAGAGCGTCGAAGTTCGGACGGTTCCCTACGATTGAGAGCATTGCACGCAATGCATCCCTTTCGCTACTGTCGGTCTCAGGATCGCAAGCGATCTCAATTGAAACAGTATTTACGGTGATTTCTCCGTTGTCCAGCAAAAGCGGGACCTTGAAGAACACTTTAGATCTCTGCTGTGTATACCCATTCGGGGCATTAGCAGAAACGACAGGCGACTTATTCGACACACTGACAGCAGTTTGCATCAGTATTGTCGATCCATCGTCGAGGTATAGATTATTTGTGTCAAGGGTTGAACCTTTCGACAGCAAATCTACAGCACTTCCACCTGTGGAAGGCCAAGTAGCCCCAATGGGGATTGTACCCGTAGTTAACGACATGTTAACTCCTAGTTATGTCACTTTTTCAAATTCACCAGAATTAGTGAAAGCAAATCCGTGACTTTAGTTGCATCGTCCACGAGACCGGTAGGATCAAATTTCCCTATCGTATCTCCGAGCGACGGTTCCCACACAACCCGATCGTAGATGAAGTCTTCATGACTTTCTACATCCGGACTGAGTGTTACGGCATAAACAGGATTGATTTGGTCCGTCCAGGACTTTGTCAAGGTCACCTTATCTTTCGTGGTGACCCAACCTGCTAAGTATTTCACATTAGGATCAAGGTATGACTCTATCCCGCGAATGGTTTGCGAGAGGTTAATGAGCCTATCATACATGAACGAGTAGGGCAGGATTGCCCACATGAGTTCAGGAATGTCCTTGTGCCTAAGACCGTATTTCGATCTCCAATCCTGAACAGGATTGGTCACTTCGTATAAAATACCGGCTTTAACCTCACGAGTTTGTGAGATTGTCCTTTTCCACCTTAAAAGGTTGTTAGGGACACCGGCATCAATAACGTCTGAATCAAAATGGACGTCATTGTAGAAACCACGCGCCACCCGTCTGGGTGGGAGAATGGTATCATCTAGAGCGGCTTTTAACCCGTCCTCTAGACTACGAAGTAGCGGACTAAGGGCGAAACGATACTGCAACCAAACCTCGGCAAAAGCCTTGGAAAGATTGAGAGTACCTTTTAGCCTTTCGAGTCGCTTACGATTTGCCCAAGCGTTACTAAATGCTTGGGACAGATCTCTGAGAGCCGCAGTAGGATCCTTTAGGAACCTAACTGTTTCTCTCATTTCAGCGATATCTTCCGCGAACGAGTACGGAGTTCTATCAACATTGCCCATAGCTCTGCTACGGGCCTCGTCAGCATGACTACTAGCGAACACTTTAGGTGCCAAATAGGCTACCGTAAAAGGTGCTCCTACTAGTAGGTCGACGGCTCTGGAAAGATTCCCAGTGCCGCGCATTTCATACTGAGCACCAGTCGGAGTGTTCAACTCCGGCTGGACGACGTTGACGGCACGGTATGTGCCGCCAGTATCGTTGTTGATGGAACTATTCACATAATGCATCGGATTGTTGATTATCTCGCCCGCTTGTATTTTTCGGTGAAAGTCTTGAGTGACCACATCTGTGATCGACTCAATTCTTTGCCCTAGTATCGTCTCAGTGACAGTATTAACTGTACCTTGAAGATATTGGGTCACCGAGCCATACACAGGACCATTGGTCCTATCGCGTTTACGAGACATATCATTTTACTCCTAACAAAATTGTGAAATACGAAATCCTCCCCAAGCCGACTGTTAAGGTCGGCTCACCCTTGTTACAGTATTGTGGAGTGCAATCAAGTTGATTGCACGGCCAACTCCCTTAACGGAGCCTATGTTTTCGAAGACATAGCATACTATAACAAATCTTACT